TATACCTTGTCTTTCTGATTCATGTTGAAGCTGTCGTAGAGGTATCTACGGACAGTGCAGTTAAGCTTTTCAACCCTACCACTGAACCTGTAGAAGTTGTTATCACCCATCCAGTAGGTTACACCATCCACTGTAATAGCTGCGTGAGGACCAATTAGACCGCAGTTTGTACCCAACTGCTGCATGTTGAAGATATATGGAGGACCGACATACTGGAAACCATACAGAGCCTTGTCTGTCCATACATGAATTACGTTTCGGGAACGAACACCACCAATAATCATTGTCCCATCCAGTAGGTTGATTTCACCTGAAGTAGATGAGACAGAAGGAGTCCAATTGAAGAAGTTTTCTTGATCACACCACCTGACAAGCAGTGGATTGAATACGCTTGTGCCATACTCATACGTACCGAGAGCTAGAACGTGTCTATCGTTTGGAGAAGCTACAATTGAGTTGATCTTGGCTGGGGCAGCAGTTACGATTACTGCCCGAGCTGGTACGGAGCTAGCATCAGCATCCCAGTGATACAGTGGACCACCTCTACGGACAGCTAGTAGATCTTCACCCCAGTTGTCAAGTGACCACTGACTAGCCATGAAAGTGATGTTTGAGGAGTTAGCTGTACGATTCCAAGCACGTGCGCCAGTAGTTGAGGCTCCAGCATTGTACGGACCAGCCCCGTAACCGAGACCTTGAATGTTTGTAGTCTGCTGCGTGTTGATGTAGAAGTTTGCAGTACCAACACCCATGTTGGTTTCCGTGCTGGCAGCAACGCTAGCTACGCTAATGTAGAAGTGGTTTACACCACTTACACTAGCAACTGCGTAGACAGGACCACCAAAGGACGAAGCAGCAAAGTTTGTAGCCCCACCAAAACCATTGATTGAAGTGCTAGTAAAGAAGATCCAATCACCCACAGAAGTATTATGATTTGTCAGACTTACTTCAATTAGCGGAGAACCAATACTTGTCCTGAAGTTTCCATTTACTCCAGCAGCAATGCTTACAACAGACGCAATTGGAGTTACATCGTACTGAGTGTCGCCGTACACAATGTATAGACGCTGCTCCGTACCAGAAGCCAAAAGCCTTTGTGTGTCATTGTTTGCCCAAGTAATTAGATCACGAGGCGTACCAACGATCTGTGCGTTGATAAGCTTTTCGTATCCTCTCAGGTTTTCTGGCTTTCCTTCCCTGAAGCGTACTCTGTCTCCATCGTACCACTTGCCCTCTTCGGCATACTTGGTAGACTCCCGATGGAACCCAGCTATAAACTTCAGGGTTGCAAGCTTTGCTTGAGAACTTGGCATTTATCGTTATTCCGTTACAGCAATATCTTCTTCTATATCAGTTGAAGGCCACATTGAATTGAACTTATTTACAACGACAACAAATTCTTCAATTGTTGTACATGCCTTATACATTGCCTCAAGATCGTTACATGCCTTTACTACAGCGCGACGATACTCTGATACCTTTGCTGGAATTGGTCTACGACCTTCTACTGAAGCAATGACTTGCCAATCAGAATCCTTTAGGATTGTATTGCAAAAAATCTTGCAAGCAAAAATGTAGGAGGACACTAGGTTTTGGAGATCCTTTGGAATTGCTGTAAAGGTGCCATCAGCATTATCAGCAATGTAGTAGAACCGTTCATCTGGTCTCTGCTGCTGGACAACATGGACTAGACCCTTTTCAGCTTTCTCAGCTTCGGACCATAGACCCCAGTTAGCTGGATGCTGAATGCCATAGTCATCAGACCAAGCAACACCCTCAGTAATACGTCTTCCATTATAGAGCCACATTTACTTCTTCCTTCTTGAATTACGTACGATTGGTTTAGTCTTTACCGTTGATTGAACAACTTCATTCATGTGACTTGAAGGATACTTTCCCTTAACACACAAGTATACATAGCCAAAAGCTATTAGAGAAATACCTAAATCCTTAAGCACCCAAAGAGGCATATCAGCGTCAGGCAAGCTTGTACCAGTTACTAGATACTGTACATTGCGAAAGGCTTGAGCTACAAGACCTACAGAAGCCAAGATCAATCCTGCCTTGTGCCACGAAGGATATAAACGCATCCTTTCCTTTAGGGCACCTAAGAAGATAATCGTAGCAGCCGCTAGATCAACTGCCGTAAGTATGGCAAATCCTACGTATTCTAGAGTTATCATTTCTTAACCCTCTTTGGTTTATTCCTTACATTGGATCTAACACCTCTAATTGATTTCTGCATATCGGACGCAACTTCAAGTATATCCTTGTCTTCCTTTTTCTCAAAAAAGTTTACCAATATTGAAAGGACAAATACTGACATAACGCCAACTACATATCCAATAGCTAGTGCTGAATCTGCTTGGTTTATGTCCATTCCCATGTACGAGGCAATGAAACCCCCTAATGTAAATGAAGCTCCTACGGCAATACCTCCAATGATGGCTCCAGCAGCTAGTCTTCCATATTGATGAAGTTTCTTAGGTTGCCAAAAGAAACTTACACTAAGTCCTCCAAAAAATCCAGCAATGGCTGTAAGTGCTTTGCCTACAGCAAATGAACTAGCTATTCCTGAAATTGGATCGCTCATTTATCTAGCTCTAGCATACTTGAATGGAGCTTCGGCAAACGCAGCAAATACAAATGTCACACCAGACCCGTTCAAGCCGGATGCGGACACTCGTATTTTGAAGCCATTGGAAAGAACATCAATGGCACGAACGGAAGTGGCATAGTTTTCGGCGGCAGCATCTCCAGCCTCCAGACCACCACCCATTTCGTTGAATGTTTCTCTGACAGTATCGTAGATTCGCCAATCAAGATTTGCGGCCGTTGCGTCCTTTATCATAATCCAGCGGGGCCTAAATCCGCACCACACAAACGGTCCGTCCGCGCTGGCGTTGCCGGTGTACGAGTTGATGCGAGAGAAGCCCGCAATCTCGGCGAATAGATAGCCGACGTAGTTGTCGCCGGTATGATTGCCGTCGCTGGACGTGCCGAGGCTGAACACGCTGCTTGTCGGATCAGTCGAGTTCCAACGAAGGTTTGCATTTGCCGTGTCAAAGGCAAAAATCTCGTTTAGGTAGGCGTAACGCGCCGCTCCGTAGGTGCCGTGCTGAACAAGCCATCGTCCGGTGCTGGTCGCCTCGATAGAACGAACGATGATGAGCTTTGGGACCGCGCCAAGATTATGGCTGATCGTGCGGTTGGTCCCGTTTCCAACATACGTTACGATGTCAAATCCAGATGTAACGCTTTCTTTCCACGCCCAGTCCACATAGGTCGCGGTGTTGGTGTTAAGTTGGGCCAGAGCGCCGACTGTGTAGCCGTTGCTGCTGAACGCAGTCAGGCCGGTGGTTTCAGTTGTTTCTGCGGTCGTCGTGTTGCTCTCAAGCTGTTTCTGGACGCCACGAACAGCATCGTAGAGGCCATGATCCGTCGCCGCGCTGCGGCTCTTGATCCACACAAGGTCAGGCTGGAAGCCCAGCGAAGACACACTTGCCGTCGCGCCCGTGCCAGTACGCAGCGTGGCGTCTATGTAGAGCGAGGGCTTCTTGATCGTCGGGACGGAGAGGTTCGCGGTGTTCAGCGCCTTGAAGCCGCTGGGCGGGGTGTAGCTGAAGGCGCGCTGGCCGAAGTTGATCGCACCAACTGGAGTGCCATATCCAGTTCCAAAATTGACCATTGGAAATATAGTTCCGGTCAATGAATGAGAAAACGCAGCACCCTGAGAAACGCCATCAACAAAAATCTCCATTGTTCCTGCGTCTTGATCCAAAGCAAATCCGACAATTTTGCCGCTAGTGTTCCAAGTTCCATAGGTGACAATTACAGAGCCATTTCTACGAACTTCACCACTAGCTGAAAAATAACCAACGCTATCTGTATTTGAGCCAACGTAAATGCCAAAAGGATTTTGATTTCCTATTCCAATGACATAATCAGTAGATGCCGTCACCAGCGTGTGTTCCCAGTACCACTTGCCAGAAGTAACGCCAACTGTTCCTCGAACACCTTGGCTATTTCCTACTCCCGGATTCATATTCGCGTTTGTTGGTACCGCTCCACCGCGAGTATCAAGAGGGTTCCACACCGGATAGTTGTTCGTCGGCGTGTCGGTCATCTGGTCGAACGTCGTGCCTGCGGTCACCGAGATGCCGCTCGTCGTGAAGTTGTTTGCGTTGCCGCTGGTGTCGTAGCCGATAGTGGTGGTGCTGGCGGCGTCCTTGAACTGGAGGAAGAAGCCGTTGGTGCCAAACGTGCCAGAGTACGCCTTCGGCACCCACACGCCGGTCGTGGCGTCGGTCTGGCCGAAGGAGGAGGGCGTCAGGGCTTGGCCGTCGATGAAGTAGACGTTCGCCATGTAGCCGTCGAAATTATATGAAGACGATGCTGGAGCGTCTAGTCCAATACGTTGTACTGACGAAGCATTATTGAAGCCCATCGTTGAGTTCTGCGAAGGATCATTATTATATGATCCAAATGCAGTAAGCTGTGATCCATTGACATATAGCTTAATACGATTTGATGCAGTAGCCTGAGTCGTGTCAATTGCCATTACAATGTGATACCAAGCCGATGGATCGCGGAATAATGCGGTTGATCCCTTCCACGAAGTATTCCACCCTCCTAGATACAGTTCGCTATTTCGAATACGCAAAGCTCCATACCCAGAATCACTATTTCCGGTGTATCCAGTAAACAAAACCCCGTAATCAAGATTTGTTGTTGCGGATATTCCCAGCTTCACCCACCCAGACCAAGTGAAGATCTTGTCGTTGGTGGGAGACGCGCCAGCGGTGCGCGACAGGTAACCGTTATTGCTCGCGCGGAAGCGCAGCGAGTTGGCGATCTGGTATCCATTTTGAGCAGAAGCTCCAGCTAGTACGTTGTTCTGGAAAGGCATTGTACTTAGTTCCTCTTACCGTACATCAAGTGTCATTACAGTGTGAATAGCTGTTGAAGTGTAGACAATGTAGTCAAGTCTATCTACCGCAGACGCAGTAGTTGTCAATGTGGGAGCTTCACCATTAGGAAACTTCCAGTTGCTTCCAAAAGAAAGTGTCTTTCCTCCGGAGACGTTCTGCTCGATAAAGATTGATCCAGTCTGCCCTGCCGCACAGTTTGATGGGTTCTCAAATGTACGATTACCTACAAGCTGAATGGCAAAGTTCTGTGCAGTATTAAAATTAATTGCAATGCTAGTAGATACGTCAGTAAGACTTACTACGTGCGCTCTAGCTGACTTGGTAATCTCCAATTGCTTTACTGGAATGCTAGTTCCAAAACCTACATTGCCATTGGCATCTATATTGATCCTGTCTACTCCACTTGTAGCAATTGCAAGTGAAGTTGCTGCGGATACTCTTGGAGTCACAACATTTGTAGTAAATGACCCATTTGCAAACGTAGCATTTGTACCACTTACCGCACTTACTACAGTTAGTTGATTTGCAGTAAACGAACTGACAGAAGTGGGGAAATCAACTTGATAAATATTAGTTCCATTGCAAGCCACAAATACATTTTGAGACGAAGGTACTGAATACACTGATCCACTTGCCGTCTTCATCTTTACTGCAAAAGAACCAGTAGCTACATTACGAAGGAAGTAGGTCTTTTCGTGTGATGGAATTGTGATGGTTACATCAGCCGTTAGTGTACCAGCAAACTCTAGAGAAGCATTTCTGGACTGATCTACAGCACCGTTATTCTCGGATAGAGAGATTGGAGAACTACTTACAGATACAATAACATAGCCAGCAACAGCTTCGTCAATCAGATCGATTACGTTCTGATTAAGGATGTCTCCCCAAGAGTTAGGGTTTTCCCCATCCCCCTGCTTCTCAAACCGTAGTCTAGTTGTATATGTACTAGCCATCTTTATCTATTCCTTTATAGGGTTTATCGAACATCAAGGGTAGCTACAGTGTGAATTGCGGTAGACGAAAAGACAATGTAGTCTAGTCGATCCATAGCAGAAGCTGTAGTAGTCAATGTTGGAGCCGTACCAGTAGCAAACTTCCAGTTTGCACCAAATGAAAGGGTCTGCCCACCAGATACGTTTTGCATGACGAAAATGGAACCAGTTTGTCCAGCTACACAATTTGAAGGACTTTCAAGTGTTCTATTTCCAGTAAGCATTACAGCAAAATTCTGTGCAGTGTTGAAGTTTACAGCAATTGAAGCTGCATCAGTAAGGCTTACAATGGTTGCAATAGCCGCTCCGGATACTGCAATTTTCTTGCCAAGGTTTGCTGTTCCAAATGCAATTGCGCTTGTGCTGATAATACCTGTAAATACTGCTGAAGTTCCGCTTACAGCACCTACAATATTGATAGAACCACCTACGGAAACAGCACCATTGAAATCACCAACTGATGCATCGATGATGTTTACGCTTACAGTATTGAGGAATACGCCAGATGTACCGCTGACGATGCCGTTTACGTTCAGTGCGTTTGTCGATACCTTTGTGGAGAAGTCACCGTTTGCAGCATCCAGTGTTGCGGCACTGACAACTCCAGTAAATACTGCTGATGTACCGCTTACTGCTGCTGCTACGTTGATGCCGCCAGTGATTGATACCTTTCCAGTAAAGTTACCGATAGAAGCATCAATTTCGTTTACACTAACAATTCCTGTAAACATAGCAGACGTACCACTTACAGCGCCATTTACGTTTAACGGTCCTGTAATTGAAACTGAACCAGTGAAGTTACCAATTGAAGCATCTATTTCATTAGCTGATACAATACCGCTAAATACAGCACTAGCTGCATTTACTGTGCCAGCACCAGAGACATTTACAGCCGTAGTCGCGTTTGTAGCCGAAGCCGCAAAAGAAGCACTTACTGCATTTGTAGCATTTGTGGCACTTGTAGCAAATTGTGCTGATACTGCATTTGTAGCATTTGTAGCTGAAGCGGCAAACGTAGCACTTACTGCATTTGTAGCATTTGTAGCATTTACCGCATTTGTGGCATTAGTGGCGCTTGTAGCAAAATCAGCCGTTAATGCATTTGTTGCATTAGTAGCGGATGAAGCAAATACTGCGCTTACAGCATTAGTAGCGTTTACTGCATTAGTTGCATTGGTTGCTGAAGCGGCAAAAGCTACACTGATATTTGATAGACCTGAACCATCTCCAACAAAAGCTACAGCACTGACAATGCCATTTACTGTTGCTGCGCTAACAACAGTAAGTCTATTTACAGTATACGCAGAAACGGAAACTGGCGCAGTGGGAAGATTTGTCAGATTTGACCCATCCCCATAAAATGTACTTGCAGAAACTCCACCAGAAAACGTAGCTGATGCTCCAACAATATTGTCAACAGTGAGCTTTGTAGTAGCAAAGTTTGATACACTTACTGAAACAGGAGTACTAATACTTACTAGTTGTCCTCTAGCATTTACTGCTAGATTTGAAAATGGACCGTAGCTTCCAGAAACAACTCCAGTAGTTTCCAGTGTAATTGCTGGATTAGAATTTACACCATCACCGTTTGCTACACTTAGTCCAGTACCAACTGTAATAGATCTCCCAATTGGAGATCCGCCAGTCATTGCTACGAGACCAGTTACTCCACTCAGATCAGTTACAGCATTCAATGCCGAAGCTGTTGCAGTGAGAGTGCCTCCATTTAGTTGGAAAGTCCCATTGATGTTTACAGTACTGTTGCTTAGTTGCAATGCAGAATTGGTCCCCTCTCCATCTTGAACAGTACGGAGAGTGCCATCAATTCCGCTATTTGCGTTGCTGACCTGAAGCAGATCCTTGTATGTATCTGCAATGGTCTTGCCAGTAAGAGTTGCCATATCCGCTCCTTAAACCGTATTCCAGTATTGGGTTTCGTTTTCCCAATTTACGTTTGCGTTGTTCCAGACAATGTTTCTGTCGTTGTTCAGTGGTGGTCTTGGATTACGGATGTACTCGTCATCTCGTACGTTTGGAGACTTGTTCTGTGGATGGTTCTTTAGGTCGTATCTACCCTCATAGTCCTCCGGACATACCATCAACCCATAACTATTGCGCTTTAGCTGGCGATACGGGTACTGGAACCCACAAGTATCGCAAATCCCCAAAGCTCGTTTGGTAGATGCCATTTTACACCAAGTTCAGCTTTGGTACAATTCTGATGCTTGAACGCTCCCTATCCTCGTCCATAGCCCTAGCTAGACGCTCCTCGTACTCCTGCTTGATAAACTGCACCCTGTCTCCACCGATGCCAGCCCTCTTCATTGACATGAAGTAGGATAGACCAGCAGTAAGACACGGTAGAAACCTACGGGATACATCCGCAATCTGACCAGCAGACTTGTTTACATCCTGTATATACCGGACTTTCTCAATCTTAAGTGAGTAGTCCTCTGTATCTGGAATGGGCCATAGGTAAAGTTCTGGATTTGCCCTACCTCTGCGGATAGCATACTGTGTTGGTCTTCCAGTCTGGCTCTTTCTCGGAATCTGGAGATACTCTTCCATAGAAATACGCTGAAGCTGGATGTCCGTAGAACTTAGGTTTACCACTACTTCCATTGTGTCTACAGTAGCAGATGAAAGGGCATAAGCTGTTACGCTAGCCGAAACATCTACTACCGTAGTATTCGTGGTCCACAGAAGGATTCCTCTGTTCTGCCAATCCTGTAGCAGTAGATTGATTGAACGACGAGCAGACTTAGGATCATGTCCCAATGTCTGCTCCCCTCCAATCATTTCCATAGCTTCTTGGATTACCTCATCGATATCCATGCTGAAGTTATATGTACCGCTAGTTGACATAGAGGTCTAAACCTTTCTCTACACTAGTATGTCTATCAACCCTTCTTGCGACCGGCAGCAGCCATCTTTGCCATCTTTTCTGCGCCATACTTCTTGCGACCAATAGAGGCTGCTACTGCTGCTGGATTTGATACATTGCCACGAGCAGCGATGTTCTTCGTAAGCTTTGCAAAACGCTCGCCCGAGCCAAGCTTTGGCATCTTGCCGCCCTTTGCCATCATTGGTGTCTTCTTCTTCATTGGAGCCTTCATGATTTGTTCCTTTACACTTGATCTTGAGATTGCCATTTTGGTTATTACCTTTTGATGCCTCTAACATACTTCTGGGACTTTGGAGGCATCTTCTTTGATCCCGTTGGTCCTGCCCAGTAAACCTTGTCTGCCCAATAGGCTGCACTCTGTGAACCCTTTGCGATATTGCTCGCATGCCTTGTCTTGAATGCCTTTCTAGCTTCTGGAGAATAGTTGTGACCCATTTTCTGGTCACCAAATCGAATTACCTTTACACCACCAGATGGGGAACGTACTGCTACCACACCCTTCTTTGTAGGATGTGATGGAGTGTTCTTTGGCTTGTTAAGGCCACTAAGTCCAAGCTTCTGTAGCTTGTTCTTTTCTGAATCTGTGAGTGCCATTTTAGATCTTCCTGAAACCCTTTACTTTTTCTGCAATAGTCTTTGGTTGTTTTACAAACTGCTTTCCAGCCTTTGTTCCCTTCCGCTTTGCCTTTGTAGTAGCTGCGTACTCTTGTGGAGTAAGGGACTTGATTGCAGCTTCTGGAAGGTATCGCTCACCTGTTTCCTTTGAAGGTTTCCCAGACTTTGTTCGCCACTTCTGCTTTGTCCAAGCCTTCAAGCTTGCTTGCGAACTCATGAGTTTAGCCATTACCTGTATCCACCACCACGCTTCTTGTACTCAGTAGCTAGAAGCTGTGCCTTTCTAGCTGACCATTCTCCCGCATCGCCGCCTTTTGTACCAGCTTTAATTCTGTTGAATAGCTGCTTTCTCATTGTAGGCTTTGTGTAGTTTCCTGCTTCATTTACGCGAGAGACGTAACCACCCATCTTCATCACTACAAGATCGCCACTCTGGGACATGGCCCTCTTCTCTTTTCGTACTCCACTTTTACCAATATTACGCATGATCTTCTGAGCAGCCATCCTATCTTCCATTGACATATTTTCGTTGTCGCGTGTGTTGATTGCTTCTCGCAATGCCGCCTTATTTGTAACTAGAGATGGTAAACCACCAGCAGAAAGCTTCTTAGCATTTGCATTTCTAAGTGCAATAGCTACTGCTTGCTTTTGTGGTCTACCTTCCTTCATAAGCATCTGGATGTTGCTGCTTACTACTTTTGATGAGCTACCCTTTTTAAGTGGCATGTGCTATTACTTTTTCTTTGATCCCATCATTACGCAACCACCACCGCGCATTGCTACACCACAACCACGGCCAACCTTACCACCCATAGCCTTTCGGACTGTTGGAGTAGAAGGCTTGCGAACTGGAGGTGCAGGAGGTGCTGGAGGTGGGATGTCTTCCTTCATGGTGCTTCCACCGGGGCCACTGGTTACATCGCCAGCATAAGGATCCATCTTTTCGTAGTTAACGCCAGAAGCTGGCTTCTTACCCTTTGCCATTTTAGTACATCTTTCCTTTCTTCATTACTGCGCCGCCGCCACGCATGGCTGCGCCACATCCGCGACCAACCTTGCCGCCCATAGCCTTCTTGGTTACAGAACCCTTTGAGGACTTCTTGCTTGTATACTCATTAAGCGCATCCATCTCATCGGAAGTCAACTTAACTTCATAAAGGGTATCATCCTTTGTTGCTTGACGACGAGCCTCGTCATCTGAAGCCATCTTTTCGCGAACAAGCTTGGCACCTTCGTATCCAGCAGCAGTAGCGGCTGCTCCACCAGCAGCACCCTTTGCCTTGCCCATTGCGTATTCTTTTGTCTCACGAAGAGCTGGAGCAACCTTTTCTTCTCCACCAGTTCGTTTGCTGAGCAGCAAATTTAGAGTCTTTTTTAGGCCAGCCATTTTCTTATCTCCTTTTAGTTGGAATTTGGTACAAGTGTATTATCGCCACCAGCGGGACTGGATGGAGTTTGCATGTCATCACGACGAGTCCTGCGAGCTTGATTGCGCTGAAGTTCAAGAAGCTGCTTGTACTTGGCTTCAAATACTTGCATTGCAGGATAGTCTTTCTGGTACATAAGAGCCTCTACCATGCTTGCGTAGAATAGCAAGTCATAGCAGTAGTCACTGAAGTAGTTTGTATCCGATACAGATGAGAGAGTTACTGGACGAGAAATGTAGACTACTTGTCCATTGCACGTAGACGCCGGAGTAGGAGCCACAAGAACAGTAGAATTATTACGAGGAGCATAGTACTTTGGTTCTCCAACGGAAGCTGACACAGGCCAGTAATCATTGATGAACTCGTCAGTACGCATCAAGAGATTAATCTTCGTTCCATTGCTCTTGATATTGAAGTTTTTTACTACACGAGATCCAGAGGGTAACGTGACAATATTGTTGTTTGCGCTTACAGCTACAGACGTATACGAAACTAGACCGTAGTCATCTAGATCCTTTACAAGGCGCTCTTCAGCCTTATTGACCATGTATGGAATGTAGTCAATGAACTCAGTGCCAGTATTCTCAGTGGCAGCAATGATGTCATTGACTAGGTAGGTATACGTCGGCATATGATTAGCCGTAGAATACTGCTACTGTTGCTGCTGAACTTGGAGCCGAAACCTTGACAACTCCATCCATTCTAATACCGTATTCTGGAAGCATGATATCACATGCATCTACTGCTGTAGTTAGATTGAACTTAATTGTATTTCCAGTCTTGTTTCCATAAGGATCCGTAGAAACACCAGTAATTAGAAACGAACCGATCCCAGTAGCAAAAATACCTCTAATGATTGTATTCTCAAGTGATACGCTGGTTGTAACATCCAGAACAGCACCACTACCAGTTACATGTCCTTGTCTGATGTTTGTTGACATAGGTTAAATTCCTTTTCAAAAGTAGTCTTTGGGGTATCTGTACATTATACCACTTGTAGCCACCTTAAGAAAAGGACCACAAGATCAAAAAGAAGGGCAGATAAAGATCTCTCTCTATCTGCCCTTCCAGACTTACTCTAGCTCTTCAAGTATTACGAAGAACCGGAGGCACCATAGAAACCACGCCAATCAGACCACCCGAACGAATAACGCTCGCGAGCCTTGAAGCGTAGGTTGCCCGTGTCAAAGTCTGGCTCCATCTTGGTTGCCAGAGGAGAACGGACAAACATCTTTGCACCATTGGGGCAATCGGTACGAATAAACCAAGCATTCGTATCGGTAAACCGATGGTTTACGAAATAGCCCTTTGGCAGTGCACTCATACGACGTAGTGAGTTAACGTCGTTGACATTCGTTACGCCAGTCGTGCTGTTCGTAACGGTTGTCGTGCTGAGAGTGCTGTTAAGGATCTTGTCAGCCGTGTAGATAAGATCCGGTGGAATGTGGAGAGACTGTGCCTGAAGACCAATAAGGATATTACGATCATCCTTGGCCTTTGCGATGGTGATAAGAGCAGTCTGCATAGATGACTCGGACAGATCAGTTGCACCGAGTGTATTGGACTGGTTACCGCCAGCTACGACAGGGTGGGATGCCGAGAATAATGCGGCACCGTCGCCACCAAGATAAGAAGTGCTGAAGCCGTTGTTGAAAACGTCAGCAGCCTTTACTTGCTTGGTGTTTGCCATTGCACGGGCGAGGCCACGTGCACGAAGCTTGGCAAACGTATCGTATAGGTTGTCTTCCATTGACTCTTCCGTTACGGCAAATGCGAGAGCTACGGTCTCGTTGGTGTAACGAGCGACATAGCTTTCCTGTGCATTGTCGTACTGGACAGCAGCACCTTCGGCCTTGACTGGAGCAGCACCGAAGCCCGTGAAGAGAACCTCCTCTTCAAAGGCACGCTCGGAGTTCTCTACTGCGTAGAGGACTGCATGCTCGTTGTCAACTTCCTTGTACTCCATACCGAAGACTGCATTAAGGCCCGGAAGAAGCTCTTTGGCAATACTAGCGCGATTAATAGCCATTGTTATTTACTCCTTCCTTCAATTAGATCGTTGAGGTTAGTACTGCGCCAACGCTAGCGACAACGCTAATGTAGCGATCAGCATTCTGCATGATACGAACCTCGACAATTGGAAAAGCCTGTTCCGCTGGAACAAGAATATCATTGCCGGGGATATCAAATACAGCAACCGGACGAACCATTGCAGGACCAGTCGTACGCCCTGCTGCCTTGATGCCGAAACCAGACTTGCCGGTTACAGTTGAACCAGCACCTAGTGTTACAGCAAAGTTCTGGCTGTTGATATCGCCAATTGATAGCGATGCATCAGCCTGAATGAGATACGTTGCAGCAGCTTCATCAACTACCTGTGCGTAAATCTCTGAAGCTGAAGTATTAGCGGGCCAGTAACGGCTCCACTTTGGCTCGCCATTCTGAACATAACGGCAACCCATGAAAACACCACGAGCAAAATCTTCCGTCGAGGTGATTACCTGTACATACCCGCTCACAACCTTTACAATGTCGCCCATGAAGATATTTGAAGAATAGCCAGTGGAAACTGGATACTCGTTAGTACCTTGTGTGTTA